CTGGAAAGCATCAAACATGCCTGCTTAACGGGTTTTGGCACACTTGCCCAACCCCATTTCGCTGTTACCTGCACGGAAGCTAAACCGTCGCCGTAAACAGGGAACGTGTAGTCGCCTACAGCTCTGATGTTACGCAACGGGAAGCCTTTTTGAAGGTTGTTTAACGGTTCCATTTGGTAATCCGTCGAAGCCCACGTAGTGTCGAAAGTTCCATCGCCGCTGGTGTCAGTTTTGATAACTAAACCAGTTTCCGTGTAAATGTCGTCCACCACCGTGTAATAGGGTTGCGCCCTGTAGGTGCGCGCTGTCGCTGACGTTTCTTGCGTGAAAACACGCCCGCAAAGGTCGTCTATAGCGGAAGTAGCCGCGTCGATACCCAAATTAAGGTAGTCGTCTTCGGTGCTTCCTGAGATTCCCAAAGCGGTTTTAAGTTCCGATAGCGTAACGTATCCCATTATTTCTTCGCTGATGCTTTCTTAGCCGCTGGTTTTTTAGCGGCTGGTTTCGGGGCTTCTTGTTCGGGTTTATGAATCCGAGCTGAAGCCTGTTTTTCCCATAGTGTTGACAATGTTTTTCTCCATTCTGTTTGGGATTACCACCGGATACCGGACGGGGTACCCGGTGGCAAACCTACCCGTGGGGTCAAACGGGATTGATTAGAAGCTAGGTGCTACTAAACCAGTTCCTGAAATCATGGATATTGCGGCTGGATAGCGCCCGCCAATGAAGCAAGCGTACTGCCAAGCCACCATCTTGACGGTCAAGTTGCCGCCTAGTGTCTGATCCATGCGAACCATCATTGGTGCGCCTGCTGATTCAAACAAAAGCATGTCGGCACGACGTACAACGAACACATTGTCTTCGTTGTTTCCGCTACCTGCATCAGTTTGGATGTTTGCGTCAGTCACGATTGGGATACCTGCAACCTGCATACCTGTTGAGCCGTAACCAGCTAGCGGGCCTGTACCCATAGCGTTGCTTGGGACGTTAACGTCAGGAAGCACCAATGGTCTGCTTTGTCCGTCTACACCGGCGGCCATCCAAGCGGCGCGTCTTGGGTGCATAACTATAAGATCCGGTCCAGCGTAACGGTTGGAATTGATCTTCTGTATAGCATCAAGAAGCTTAGGGTAGAATTCTGCGACTGTTGGGCTTGCGTCTGTGTAGGTCACAGCGTTAATGCCTGAAATGTTCTTAATGCCAAGCAACGTACCTGAAGTTCCAGCACCGTTAATGATGCCGTCATCCAATGTAGTTGCTATAGCGCCTGACAAGTCAGCCATGATAAGCGCGTCGATTCCGGTTCCACGATCAAGGGCTTGGCGGGAAATGTCCTGCTGGCCTGCGATTGTGCGAACATCAACTGACAAAAGCGTATCGTCGATATCTTGTTCGGATACTGCGCTGTTTTCTGTCGCTTGCGCGGCGGCTGTTGATCCAGTAGTAACGCGTGAAATGTTGATAGTCATTCCATCATTAGGAAGCGGAAGCGATGTGCAAAGGTTAGCAAATGGTCTTCCGGCTCTTGCAAGCTCCGCGGCTAAATCTGTCAAGTACTGGGGAACTACCAAACCGGCATAGTTGCTGGTTGATCCGTCCCTGTATTCGACTTTCATTTCTTCGCTGTGGCGGGAAATTCTAGCCTGTGCCTGCGGGTCGTGATTCATCTGTGAGTTGTAAACGTCACGGAAAAACGAATTAGGGGATTCTGCGGCGTAAACAAGAGCTTCGTTTGAAACGCGTACTTTCAAAGCGTTGTCGCCTTCTACATCGTCTTCGTCGTCGTCATCTCCGATAGATACTTCCGCACGTAGTTTCGCGGCTTCCAAGTTAGCTACTTGGATGTCGCGTAGTTCTTTAATGCGGACATCAAGCTTTTCAGCTTGCGCGTGAAGTTCCGATAGGTTCGTTTCTTCACTTTCTGTAAGGTCGCGTGTTTCTTCAGCGGCGGTGTCGACAATACCAGTCATGGTTTTGGACACGTCTTCGCGTTCTGAAACAAGCTGTTCTAGCAGTTTCATTATTTGCCTTTCGTGTTTGTGCTTATGTCACCGGGTGAATGTCGGGTGCCAGCACGACTGGCGGCGCGAATCGGCGCGGTGTTTACAATATAGCAGTTTAGTTGGTTAAGTTGTGGGTATTAAAAGTTTCGCCCGCCATATAGACAAACGGGGGGCGCATTCTTCGTCATCGGGGTCAAATTCCCTGATGGCTAAAACTTTAGCGTCTGTGTACGCGGGGACTTCTGAAATTAAACCGACGTGATGCAATTTGACTTCTTGTCGTTGGATCATGGGTCGCCCGTCTTTTGTTGTCGCTCGTTTATCCCGTACTGGGGAAAACCCAACGCTAAAGCTGTGCATAACCCCGTCGCGTGTCAACTGTAGGGCTTCTTCACCGCGTGACGTTTTAGAAATAAGAAACTCGGCGTATAAACCGTCGCTGGTTTCCTCCATTCGTGTTGCTCGCCCTAACGGCATAGCGTCGCGTCGGTGCGCTTCTAATAGTGGGACTTTCTCGCCTCGTTCGCTGATCGTTTTGTTAAACGATCCGGGTAGGAAAGTTTCGACGAAATCACCCGCGTCGTAGGACGAACCGAACGGCGCGGCTATACCGCAAACCCTCCGGCCTTCCTGCGTTTCGCGTATTTCCAGCGTGTCAGGTGAAAGCGTCCGTTCAATAATGTTGTTGGTCATGTTAGCCCCTCCTCGGCTCTTACTTCCTCCGGTGTTTTAATTCCTGCGTCTATAGCTATTTGCGCCGCCTGCATACGTGTTAACAGGTCGGGTTGCAGATAGTCGCCTAAACTGATGCTGACAGATTGTCCGCGTGGCAGAACGTCAGATAACGACTGTTGTAACCTGACCATCCAGTTACGCAAACCGAACCGGACGAAAGACCGTGTGTCCTCCGTAACCGTGTTGTAAGTCAAACTGTCGTTAGATGGTGCGCCCGCCAAATGCGGCGGCACTCCGAACATTGCCGCTATCTGCGAAGCTGACCATTTGCGGGCTTCTAATAGCTCTAAATCGCTGTTAGATAGCTGAATAGGCTGGTATTTAAGGCCGCCAGCTAAAACAGCGGGTGTTCTGTCTCTCCCACCGTGAGAATTAACCCAAGCGCGTTTCAGTTCTGTTGCCGTTTCTGATGTCATGTCCGCTTCTGTGGATATCACCCCGGACGGGATGGAACCTTCAGAGAACACCCGTTCGGTGTATTCGTGTTCAGCTATAGCCAACCCCATTGGGTGTTTCATCAAATCCAGCACCCCTGAACCGACTATGTGTCCGGGACGCATAAAGCCCCGCAGGTGGAAAATCTCCTGCGGGGTGTAAGTAAAATCGCCTATTTTGTATGTGATGGTCCCGTTGTCCCTGTTCAGGTCAACTGACACAGCGTCAGGGTTCACGACGACCATTTGTTGCGGGTTCCCGAACCTGTCGTAATCTCCCAGTACGGCGTAACCGTTGCCGCGCATTAAAGCTGATGTCATCAAAGCGGAATACGTGTCGATTCGGGTTTCTGTCGGGTTGGGTCTGATAACTATTCGCGGGGTGGGTTCCACACGCTCGCCGTTTCGGTAAACGTGAAGCGATAAGCTCGCTATTGTCGAAGATATAAGGTCAACGCATCTGTAGAAGGTTACGACACCTAAAGATGTAGTGTCGTCGACCATTACGCCTGTAAGGTTCTGATTCCAAATAGGCGGCGACCATGGCGGGAAATCGTCAGGGTCGCGGGTTTCGGTTTTTTGGAAGCGTGAAAAAATGCCCATTTAGTATATCCTCGGTGTTGGTTCGGGGTCAGGTATTGGTAGTTCGTTAGCCGAATCTAAAGCCATTACAGCGCAGACAGCGGCATCGATTTTCTTCGCGGACAGAGAATGCGATTTAACTATTCTCGCGCCCAGTCGATCTATTTTAAGGCGACAGTTTTGTATATGTCGTTTCAAAGCTGGTGCCAGTTCGTTTTCAACAATTTTAAGGTTCCCGTCCAAAATCTGATCCGTGAATCTTTTAGTAGCTGGGACCATCCTTCGGGCTGTTTGCGGAAATTCCACAACTGGTAAACCCTGTTCGCCTAATTGAAGCATCGAAGGTCCGATAAGGTACCTGTCGTACATTACCGCCCTTGGTGCTAGTCGTTCTGTTTCTTCTACCACAGCGCGCAACAAATCGGGGACGTTGACCCTGTAGCTTTCCGGGCCGTCCTGTGGTTTTTCTTGCAAGTGTAAAAGTTCGATCCGTCCGTCTGCTGTAGCCGCGACCACAGCGGATGCGTCGCTGTTCCATGAACCGTCCACCGCTATGACAGGGAAATCTTCTGCTGTTATAGGGTCGGTTTCACCGATTAATTCCATTTGTGATTCTGTTAGCCAAACGTCGCGTTCGACTATCCATTGCGCCAAATGTAAACGCTTAAATTCGGGGGCTGGAAGCTGTTTAATCTGCGATTCTAAGTATTCTTCGGAAACCCAGTCGTTAAACGCCGGGTGGGCTTTCGCCCATACTTTCGGGTCTGTGTAATCGCTTGTTTCGTCCGGTGGGTTCCAGTAGCACCACCACGTCGGGTCGTCCACTTCCCCTGATGTCACACGTTTGTCATATTCCACCAGTTTAGATAACGGGGTGCCTTCCCCTACCCCGGCGGTTGTTATGTGACATAGAAGCGAAGATCGTCTAGCGCCTGAACCTGACAGTAAAGCTTCGTAAAGCTCCGCGTCGGGATGGCACCAAGTTTCGTCCACAATGCTAACCACAGGGGATAAACCGTGAGCTAAAGAGCCGTCAGAAGACAGGACACGGCAAACCGCGCCAGTACTGGGAACGCTTATAGCATCCTTGAAAACTTCTGATATTTCTGAAAGCTCCGGGTCTGCTTCCACCACGTCGCGTATGTTCTGATAACAGATACGCGCCTGATCTTTAGACCCTGCCACTACGTAAACTTCGCATCCGGGTTCACCGGAAGCGTACAACGCCCAAGTAGCCGCCGCGGACATAAGCATAGTTTTACCCGATTTGCGGGGAAGTATGACTAAACCGTGCCTGTGTTTCCACAACCCTTTTTCGTCCAGTTCAAACAATCCATTTAAGATCTCTTTTTGAAAAGGCCGTAATTCTATTGTCTGCCCTGCTAATTCGCCGCGTGTGTGCCTAACGAACGTTTCCGCGAACTCTGCGACCTCGCCGCCTAAACTGACTTTCTCAACTAGCACGACGCGTGAAATGTTGTAGTCGTGATTCGGTTTCCGCTACCTGAGCTACCACTAAACCAAGTTTCGCTCTAGCTGTAGGCGTTAAACCCAACTGCCCGTAAGCGATTAAAAGTTCCTTCTGCGCCTTCTGAATAGCCCAAAACCATTGCAAAGCCATTTCAGGTTTCTTAGTAGCCGCATACTTACGCTTCAAAGTCGCTATTTGGTCCGCTATCTCACAAGTCAACAAAACCGCTGGTTCATCCGACGGGCCAAGCCACATAGCCGCCCCTGCCCAAATCTTGTTCCAAACTTTTTTCCCAGCTTGTTTCAACGAATCAGGCGGTTCAGGCGGTTCATCGTAAGCCACCGCGACAGTAGTCATTTCAGGTAAAGCACGTTTACCCGGATTGCCCTGTTTCACCTTTAATTCCAAAGGTTTCGGCGGTCTACCGCTGTTCACAACAAATTACCCCCCCACTACGGGGATATTGCGGCGAAATACGGAAGCC